TTGTATGACTTCCTCGGTATCAATACCAGGACGCCACACTTGGTCAAACACGCCAGCTTTTTTCAGCCCTTCTTGCTGTTGTCTAATTTCTTCGGCAATCGTTTCGCGCAACGGTTTATTACTTACCCCTTGAATAGGCAAGCCAGTAATTTGTGGGCTTGCAGCCATAGTAGTCACAGGCGTTGTCTGGCCTGGATAAACGCCAGCCGATATAGCATAGACAGGGCCAAGAGCAGGGCCGAACGTATCTAATACATCTTGATACGTCCATGTACTATCAGGGAAACCTGGTTTAACAGCCATGATTAGCCTCCCACTGAGCCGCCGTAGTTCTCATTTCCGGCACCGCTATTATCCGGGGCAATGTTATTTGCGGGCCTCATAAATTGGCCTCGAAGCCAATCAAACACCCCGGACAACGGGTTATTTTGATCATAAGCAATTGCACCGCCAGCCAACGCCAATCCCAAGCCTTCGAGCAACCGATTTGGCTCGTAAGTAGTAGTGACTTGCTGGCCAGCAGGAGCCCCGTAAACCGCTGAAAGATAAGACTGCAAGTTAGCAAAAGGAGCCATCTGTTGTTGTTGGAATGCCGCCATATCCGCAGCAATCCTAGCCTGGTCATAAGACTCAGCAGCCTGCCCGGCGGCAAGCAATCTCTGGATATCTTGGTACTCGGTTTGAGCCATTGCAGGCGCTGCTTGAGATGCTGCTTCTTGTCTTGCCCGCTCGGACTCGTATCCCCTAAACGCCAGCGTCCCCCCAATGTTGGACAACTGCTCGGCAAGTTGTTCCGTCGCTCTAGCTTGCAACTGCTGCATCGCCCCAGACCCGTATCGTCCAGCTCTAGATGCTTGAGACGATAGGTTAGCCATCGCATCTTGGAATGACTGCTGAACCGGCCTAGAAGCAGCCTGGAATGCGCCTTCAAAAAAAGGATTCATCCCAAGATAATCACCGCTAATCGTCTGCTGCTGTTGTTGCATAGCAGCCTGAGCCAAAGGCGAACCAGCCGTTGCACGCTGTTGGGCAAGCTGTAGGGCTTGTTGCGTAGCTTGAGACGGGGCGACATACATCTGCCCCGTATAAGGCTGGATAGGCGAGGTTTGATAAAGCCTCTGCGCTTCTTGCAGACCCTGAGTGATAAACGGCTGTACCGTTGCCCCAGGAGCGGAACTAACAACAGATGATTGTGGGCCACTCATATCACACCTCACACGCCCACTGAATGGGCTTGAATCCAAACTCAGGAGCAACCTTTTCCCACCCAGGGCGCAGGCTGCTAAATGTCAATCGTTTTACCTTGGCTTCTGTGGCGATCTCTTTCGCCAACTCCATCGCCCCGTCAAGACTCCACTCAGCCCAACCCGCCCACATATGCAACCCCTCTTTACTAGGCTGCATCACGCAAAACGCAACAGGCTGGTTCTCTTTCAACGCCAACCAAAGGTACGCACGACGCTCTTTGATCTCGCAATACACATCTTCTGGCATCCATGCAACCGGACTAGACTGCGCCACTTCCTCCAGCTTGGGACGCATCCACGCCCACACCTGACCAATCTGTTCTGGTTGCACGAGAGCTTTAACCCAAGACGACATATCGATAGACCTTGTTCGCTGTGTTATTGGAGAAATGATTGACGGTACACTGACCATTCGTTTGATTGGACGCCCACACATCCGAGGTCGACGATTCGTCCACCTTGTTGACCGTGACAATGACAGACGGCGTACTAGGACGATCAGGGCTAGTCTGCGTTGCAATATGCTCGATGATTACCGATGTGGAAGTGGTCGCCCACATCAGTTCAATGTAGTCGTTCGCAGCGAGGTCGATGTAAAAGTTCAGCGCGGCAATAAGGTGGCCCTTGATGCTGCCATGCTTGGAGTCCACTGAAAACTTGCTATTGCTACCCGCTACGTTCGTTCCGTTCTTACGAAACCATACATCCACATCCTGAATCTGAGCGTCATCGTTCGCAAACTGGATGCTGAACTGGATGTTATACGTACCACTAGACCTAACATTAATACGGCTGCTGTTCGACAGGTAGACGCCGTTGGAGTAGTCCGTGGTGTCAAACGTGATCGCATACGCCGTTGTTGTACTGGCTGCACTCTGGTCTGTTGAGTCTTGAAACGCCCCAAACGGAATCTCATCGCCACTTGCAGCAGCGTTAGCAGGGGCAAACAGGATCAGCGATTCTTCCGAGATGCGCTCATCGTACAGCGTGGTACTTGTAGCGTTCCCCGTAGCAAGCGTCAGGTTGCCGACAGAGTTGATCTTGCCATCGAGAATGCGGTTTACGATCTCCGCAACATCCCTGGGGGTCCCGCCTTGCTGTGGAAGCCTACGAAACATCAGCGACTCCCAGTAGGCGCAATGTCAAGCTCAACACCGATCGCCTTCGTCCATGAGCCTGTAGGAGTCACAGAAACACGGTGGAATCGCCCGTTAGACCGCAGAGACACTCTGTTCTCACTAGACGCAGAAACCGGAGACGAAAAACTAATGTTGCCATCAAGCCTCTGCCTACTAGAAACAGACACATCCGCAGACCCATTGTCGATCAACGGACGAGCCAGCTTCAGCAGAGAGTTAGCCCCAGCATCAATATCGCCAGTCGTTAATACCGCAGTCGAGTTTAACCCTGAGAACGTAACAACACGCTGATCCCGAACGCCACCAAGAACCAACAGACCACCAGCCCAAAGGCGAGAGTCAAGCGACGCTGGCAACGTATCAATCGAAGTCGAGTAGTTGTCCAGGTTCTCAACCGTTGTAGGCTGCGTTGCAAGGGAAGAAACATAGTCCGAGTCAACCTCTGCATAACTCCACTTATCCACCGCCCAGTTGTAAATCAGCAAATAAGTGTTTGCAAACGTATTCGTGAATCCCCAGATCACCAGCTTATTGATCGGGTCAATAGCAGACGATATGTTTTGCAACAGGGACGGGTTGATGTTGTCATCGAACCACCGATCCACCCTTTCGTTGCCTATAGGCTTAACTGTCTGGCCATCGCAAACGTAGAATCCATCGTCCGATAGAAAATAGGTAAAGCCACCAGACTGCACAACACTACCACTACTGAGACACCCAAGAGAACGAGTAATGTTGTCAAACTGGAAATACAAAGGCGCACCGACATACGTCATCCGATAGATCGACTTTTCCAACAACACAACACCAAACTCGCCTCCAGTGATACCTTTGATATCCCCGCCATCAGGAATAATCTGCGTATCACTTTGAGAGCCAGTCCCAGGCGTCCAGTTCGTCTCGTCGTTGATGTCAGACCAAAACACTTTAGACGGGTCAGCAGTTGTCCCAGCAGCCACCACAAAGTCACGCACAATCGTGACATACCGCGAAGCAGGAGCCGCCGCAGCAAGATCAGCAAACAATGTAGACGACCCTAGCGTGAACGCTTGTAACTTCTCCTGGCCATTGGCCACGATGAGAACGCCACCAAAGATCGCGTAGTCCCAGTAATCCGACAGCGTGTAACCACCTGATTTAGACACATTGTCTAACCCGGCGTCGTTAACGTCGAACTTGTACAGGTTGTTAATACCCGCTGCAAATAGATACTGCTGCCCAGCCCACTTAGCAGGGATTGCATTCAGCAATTGCTCGCCAGCATCCGTAGACAGGTCAGCAGCCTGCGGCAACGGTATATACCCGACAGCAGTAGGAATGACGTTCTTAGCCTCGATCAGGTTGGATTCCAACCCAGACCGATCCGGCGTCCACTGATCAAAGAGGACTTTCATCGTGACAACACCGACATGACCAACGGAGACGCAGAGTATTCGGCCCTGTCGTCCGACTCAGAAAGGTTCTTCACCCCACGGTCGTACAACTGCGACCACAGAGCAATTCGAGCATCGTTCATAAGATACGGCTCAGCCTCTGCAAGACTCGCATACAGCAACAGATCTGGGCAGTTAGCCATGAATACATTGCTTGTGTTGGAGTCGCTCAGGAACGCAGGAGCAGCGTAATACAGCAGCGGAACCGTGTAGGCTGTATCAGGCGTAGGCCCGAACTTGATCGTGCTGGAGAGAACCGTGTAATACAGCGGGCGACCAGACTCGTAGGTATACCCATCCCGCTCTAGCGTGGATGGTGTCATATAGCTTACGGAATACGTCGGGTTGCCATCGACGTAGAGGTTCTTAAGCTCTAGGAAGTCACTCGGCAGATTGACCGTAGCCGTACCACCAACCGTCGTGAGATTGGTGGAGGTCAACATCTGGCGGATACGCAGTTCTCTGCGTAGACGAATCTCTGCAAGCGAAATGAAGTCAGGGATCTGACTGGTCAGGTCACTTCTTGCGAGATAGTTTGCGACGCTTGTCTTTAGGTCGCTGTACGTTGCTAGTGCCATATTTTACGTCATCCCATCCGAATGTCCGCGCCCCAGTGTGCCCAATCATCATGGACAGATCGTGGTCAACAAACACGGGAATGTCGTTTTCCATGCACCGCACGCAAAACGTGACGTCTTCCCCGATCACATTACCGAAATCCGTCCAAATGATGTCGTGCCACGGACGAGGCAATGTATCGAAAACCGCTCTGCGAACAAGTGTAACACCGAAACCCACCGCTGTCACTTGTTCTATGCCCGTTTTCCCTCTTGACTCAACCTTGTGCCAAACCTGTTTTGGCTCGGGTTTACCGTCAAGCATTTCCTTGGTAATCTCTAGATTCAACGCAGTCGGCAATATCGGCTCTCTGCGAGTGGTAGCATTTACCCCAATTACCGGCACATCCCTGGCTAAAAGAACTTCCAGCGTATTAGCCGGGAACCTCATATCGCTGTCAATCCACAAGACAGCCTCACATCCCATCTGCATCGCCTCAGACGCCAGCTTCTCCCGCTGAGTGAATATCAGCGTCCCAGGCATCTGCATCAACTGCAGATCAATCACCCCACGCTTAGCCTCGTATTCCACCAGTCTGCATAGGTCAAAACAGAACGACGACATGACCTCATCACGACACGGAACACAGATGGCTATTTTCATATTTTCCCTGGGTGAGTCCTGAAGAATCGATTGTCAGGATGGTTTAGAAACGCTCTGAATGCTTTGTCATCCTTGATGCTAAACCCTTGCATGATTCCCTTGCGGTTTAGATCGTCGATGACCGTAAGCGGCAGGCTGGCCACTTTAGTAATGACAGGCTCAAACTTGCCATCAGACGCATTGTATTCGCGCTTATTGGCTTCCAGGATTGCCGAGACATCCTGTTTTGTTTCCAGCACGATACCGTCATCAGTCGCATGCGCAACTGTGTATCGGCCTTGGTCTACAGAGAACAGTGTTTTCATGTAAGCAGGGGAGAGGTTTCCC